AGTTTTTTTAATCTCGAAAGTTACATCTTAGAAAAAGGATTTATAGTTTTAGGCCATTGTTATAAATGCGATAAGGTTAGCTATAGATCACAAGAAGAAGCCAAAATTATTGCAGCAGAAATGCGTAAGAAAGGAAAAGGCCATTCATATGTATATGAGTGTCCTAAAGGAAATGGCTGGCACTTAACTTCAATGAAACCTAAAAGTCATAATGTAGTTAAGTTAAAAAGAAAGCAAAAATCATACAGAAACAAAGAACGCTTTGGTATGAGAAATTGTAACTAAATGTAAATATGTTTAACGCTGTTTAACAAGGGCTAAAACGATTAATTTTTGTAATTTACCAGATTACATCAAAAATCAAAAAGTCACGGACAGGAGCGTGACATATTGCGACATATTGCGACATTTGATATCTATTTATATCTACTTATAGCTACTTATAGCATTACTGAGTTCGTGTTTTGATATTTTTCACGAACTGGTTATACTAAAAATGAGTTAAATAGTTGCCAAATTTTTAACTTTAAGACGCAGGAGTGTAATTCATTCTTTGCGTCTTTTTAATTGCAAAGTATAATGAGATCGGCAACTATTTAGACTTTTATGAATTTAACATTCAACCCTTATGAGGGTGATGCAGGACAGTACTATTCAGTAAGAGAAGTTCTGGAGCGATTATTTACACCATTACCTGAAAACAAATTAAAAAGATTTAGTAGGTTTGTTTTTGATATTTTTAGGCAAATGTATAAACAGAAGCCTTTAACAGATATTGAAAGAGTAAGCTATTTTGAAGAGGAGATTGGGAATCTTCCATTAGTAGATGTTTACCCTAAAGGTTGGTTATGGAACATAGTCGTATTTTCCATTCAATTACACCCTGACTTTTTCTACGAAGAGTGAGTTTTTTCTTGCAAATAAAACGTAGTCCAGTTAAAGTTAAAAAAAAGCGTTTTAAACAAATGACCCTTGCCTTACCTATAGAAACGGATAGGCAAAATTTATTAGCTGGATTACGCCATTCATCTTTGGTGCGTGATGACTCTGGTAAACATAGAGTTTATCGTGATGAAGAAGAGAGAGAATACCATTCAGTAACTTCAATCCTTAAACACACTGCACCTGCTGAACAAAAGGCAGCGTTGATGAAATGGGCAAAACGCCCAGGTAATTTAGAACAGAGAGATATGGCCTGTAGTATTGGTACAGCAGTCCATTCATATTGCGAGAAAATATTAAAAAGAGCGTCTATACTGGCAATAAATTCAGCTAACAAACGTAATGGTTGGAAAACTTATGAAGATGGTTTGGCACGACCTAGCCAAGC